CGCGGTGGCCCAGTTGACTCAGGTGGAAGTTCGGGAGCAGCTCTGCGCGCTCCGCGAGGTCCACGCCAAGGAACGGGTGGCAGCCTGCGAGCGCCTCACCGAGACCGCGCTCAAGAACCGCGAGCTTCGTTCGAGCTTCATGCTGAACGGAAGCCTGCCGGTGATGAGCGGGCAGTATGGCCATACCAGTGCGCCGTTCAACGCGATGGTCGACGAGACGAAGACGGAAGTGTAATGTACCGGAGGACCCAATGCCGCTGCAACAAATGCACCCAGCGCAAGACATTAGCGAGGCATCCCGATGAATACATCAGGACTCACCACGCTAAATGCCGTTGCGGCGGCACTTTTGTCGTTGATAGCTATCGCAATTCAGGCAGGGAGCGCAAGCGACAACGAACGTGCTATGACGCATGCTTCCCGCATCCTCATCGTTGGGGCTGCGGTGGGTGTATTGGAAATCCCGACACGGCATTCGAGGACTACTGGAGAGACAGATGATTGACGACATCATAATTCTAATTGCCGGGCTGCTCTTGGGAATGTTGCTAAGAGACCCGTCACCGTCCCTAAGAGGACGATCACCACAACGCAATCGGCGCGATTGGAAGCGGCATAGCAAGCTGTCAAAAGACGACCGCCAGTTTGCCATGGCGCGGCTTCCCGGAGCGAAAAGCCTGATTTGGATTAAATTCTTTGGCCTGAGCAACGACATTCTGGAAATACAGGCGGGGAAGGACCAAGCGCCGGAGCATTACTTCGTTGAAGACATTGAGTATTTCAAAGTGAAGTAATTTTTTTAAAAAAAACTTGCTTTTAATTTTAAATTAAAGGATAATCTCTTCGTCAACGGATCAATTTATTTCAAAGGAGAAATCATGATCGACACCAAGACCGCAACAGTTAAAGAGCTGGTTGAATTCCACAACAAGCACGCCGACAAGCCGGTGAAGAAATTCGCCAACGCCGCGACCGCCCGCAAGCGCGTCGATGCGCTGATCAAGGCCAAAGGCCTGGACGGTGCCAAGGCGAAGAAAGCCAAAGCGCCCAAGGCTCCCCGGACGCCTGCAGTGCCGGAAGAGACCGTCAAGCGTCGGTCAGCAGCCGCTGCCAACAGCTGGTCTGATCCCAGCGTCCGCGCCAAGCGTACCAAGCGCCACAAGGTCAAGGTCGCTGGCAAGGGCGAGTTCGTCTCAGTTCGCAAGGCGTTCGAAGAGCTGAACCTGCCGCTGTCCAAGCACATCCGATTCCGCAAGGATCTGGTTGCTGAAGGCAAGGCGACCATCGACGGCTTCCGCTTCAGTCTGGCAGCCTAAGATGCAGAAGAAGTCGACTGAAACTCGCGGTCGGCCGCCGGCAATGATTGACACGGATGTCATCGTCCTGGACGGACGCCACGCCAAGTCTCTGCTCCAAAAAGGCAGCGACCGGCGCGGCATCGTTAATCTGATCATTCGTAAGGGCGGCTCCATAACCTACGAAGATCTGAGAAGCGAAATTTCCGGCGACTCTCTGCGCGCAATCGTCCTTTCCCTTTCGAATGCAGGCTGGCTGCGAATTATGCCTCCCGAGCAATTCAAGAAAGAGAAGCCAACCAAGACGGCGGTTCGCAAGCGTAAGACAACTGCGCGCGAAGAGGACTATGTCGTTCTGGATGGACTGGCGGCCTTCGGGCCGGTGGAAGCAGATTCCGTGGAGGCCGCAGTGTTAAATCAGCTGGTCTCTCTCGGCGGCAGGGCGCAAGTCGAAGAGCTTCGTCCCATACCGGCAGCCAGCGATGCGCTCAAGGCTCTCAGCTCCACCGGGTGGATCCGAATCGTCAAACCGAAGGAACGGGATTGGCAACTTCCCCGGCGCAAAAAAAGTGCCTAAAATAATCGGTGCCGGTCTAGCCGGATTGATAGCTGCCTGCTCTTGGCGAACGGCGACTGTCATAGAAGCTGCGAAAGCGCCGCAGGAGATGCACAAAGCACTTCTGCGATTCCGCAGCAACAAGGTCGCGCTATTGACCGGCATCGACTTCAAAAAAGTTCTCGTGCGGAAGGCGATTTTCCTCGACGGAAAGTTTGTACCTCCGGACATCCGCTCCTGCAACATGTATTCCGAGAAAGTCATCGGGCGCATCGTCAACAGAAGCATCTGGGATCTGGATCCCGTGGAGCGATACGTCGCGCCAGAAGATTTCTATCAACAGCTGATCGAAGCGCACTTCCATAGGATCATATGGGGCTGCGAGTACAACTTCTCCGCGCATAGGAAAGGACCCACCTCAGAAGAGGTCATTAGCACCGCGCCATTGCCGATCGTGTTGGGAGAGCTCGACAAGCTGCCTGATGATATGGAGTTTGGTCGATCGCCGATCTATGTTGCGCGCTATCGAATAGAAAATGCGTCGGGGATCTATCAGACTATCTACTTCCCCGGTGAAGAGACGGCGGTCTACCGCGCGTCAATAACGGACGATCTGTTAATCGTCGAGGCGGTGATCTATCCATTCGCTGAGATCGGCGATCAGCTTATTCATATGCCCTACATTATGAATGCATTTGGAATCTCCGATTCGGAAGTTCAACCGCTGGGCGCGGTGCAGCAGAAGTATGGGAAGATAGCGAACATCGACGGCGATCGTCGAAAGGCGATCTTGTATGATCTCACGCTCAACCACGGCATTTATTCGCTGGGCCGATTCGCCACGCACAACAACATTCTGCTGGACGACGTTGTCGACGACATCAAAGTCATAAAGCAGCTGATGGTCGCTGACGCATACGCGTTAAAGCTGAGAAGTATTTAATACAGAAACCTTTACTTTTGGACTAAATTCGAGGAATATAATTTCTCGATAAATGGAGAGTGACCGTGCAAGTAACATTAATTGATTACACCGAAGAAGCCGCAGAGAAATTGATCTTTTCTAAATCCACGCGGCTCAATATGCAACCCGGCCTGTTCGACCAGATCAAGGCGATGTCGGAAGAAGAGAAGCTGGCCGAGCTGGAATATATGAGCAAGACTATTCCAAGCTCTTGGGAGTTCATCAACTACACGTTCCTGATTCGCGGCGTAAGCCGGGCATTCACGCATCAGTTCGTGCGGTCTCGCCAGTGCAGCTTCGCGCAGCAATCAATGCGCGTCACCGACCAGTGCGACTTCGACTATGTCTATCCGCAATCGCATCGGATGACCGCCGCGCAAAAGACCGTCATCGACCGCGCCTTGGATACCATCAAGGACGCCTATGTCGAGCTGGGCGAACTGGGAATGGCGGTCGAGGATCGGCGCGGTATCCTGCCCACCAATATAGCCACCAATATCATGATGCGCTGCAACATGCGTACCTTCGTGGAGCTGGCCAAGTCGCGGCTGGGAGGACGAACCCAAAGCGAATATCAGGACGTGGTAGAGGGCATGGTAGGCAATGTTCTACTGGTGCACCCGTGGATGGATCTATTCCTCTTCGGCGATAAGGGGCGCAACTACTTCGACGAGATCGAACAATTCGCGGAAGAGCAATTCGGCGGCGACCTTTTCGCCAAGGGCGCTTTGTTGAAGATCGTGGACGCGATGAGGAAAGGGCACTAAGATGGGTATCATCATTTGCGACGTGGACAACTGCATTGCCAACGACATGCTTCGCATCAACGAGATCGACTGGAAGACCGAAGACAAATTTGAGCGCTATCACCGCTATCACATGCTCTCAATCGGCGACCAACTGCGCAATCGGCACCTCATTGAAGACAAGCGGGTTGTCTTTATGACGGCAATGCCGCAGTGCTATTCAATGCTTCGGCTCGCGTGGTTTATGAAGAACGGATTCGCCAAGCCGGACATCCTGTTTCGTCCGAACGAGGACGACCGCCCTTCGGCGCAGGTCAAGCGCGATCTGACGTTGCGGCTGCTGCGGACGCGGAAGATCAGCCCGGCCGAAATCGAGATTGTTTACGACGACCGCCAGGAAGTACTGGATATGATGGAGAGCGAATTTGGCTTTGAAACAAAGCTGGTTCGTATCCACGACGTCTGCGCTTATACGCCGAGGGTTGCGTGATGGAATTGTCGTCCCCTCCCCCGCCGCAGTGGACATTTCAATTGCACAAGTCGTCGGAAGTGATACTCTATCTTCCGACCGCGCCAAATGGCTTTCACCGGCTGATGCAGAGGGCTGCATTCGGCTTTGTCTGGAAACGATTGAACACGGAGCGAACGAATGGCAAATGAAATTAAGCGCAGCGCCGCAGACATATTGCAGGAAGCGGCGAACACATACCGGGAGCGCAATAAGATCTATGGCGACAACTATAAGAATGTCGGCAAGGTAATGATCAATTTGCACCCCAACGGCATTGAGCTGAAAACAGATGAAGATTTTACCTTGTTTCACCTTTGGGAATTGGTTATCGTAAAGCTAACCAGATTCGCCAACAGCGGCCTCAGCCACATCGACTCCATTCACGACGCCGCTGTTTACTGCGCGATGATTCAAGAAATTCTGGAAGAGGAGGGCAAGCCCGGTGGCGGAACGTGATCTGAAGCGCGGATTCTACGTCCAGGACTCGCCCCCCATATGGATTCCCGTTGAGAAGGGCACGCCTCATCCTCTCAATAAAGTTTGGCTGGCGCGGGGACGACGGCAGCATGGAGCTGGGGCACTATCACAATGGCTGGTGGTTTGGCGAAAAGGGCGGCGAAGTGCAACCCGGCTCCGTCACCCATTGGCAACGCCTCCCCTACCATCCGAGCCATATTGTCTCGCCAACAAATTCAACCGATCACCACGGAGTATAAAATGGCTAAGATACTAATCACCGGTTCAGACAGCGGCCTTGGCGCCAGTCTCGCCTCGGTTCTGCGACGCGCGGGGCACGAGATAATTCCTTTCGACCGGAAGGACGGATACGACGTCAGAACACCGCCGACTCAAGAGCAGATGGGCGAGCTTTGTGATCATACGCTCGACATCCTTATCAACTGCGCTGGAATCAACCGCATCAACTGGCTGCAGGACGTTCAAGACAGCGAGTGGGATGCGGTCATGGACACCAACGCCAAGGGCATCTTCAAGATGACGCAGGCCTGCCTGCCGATGCTGATCGACACCAAGGGCACCGTCCTCAATATCGTTTCCAATGCCGCGCATATGCCAATGACCTGCTCTGCGGCGTACAACGCAAGCAAGGGCGCTGCGCTGATTCTCACCAAGCAGCTCGCTCGGGAATTGACCAAGCAGCACGACATCACCGTATTCAGTGTGAGCCCAAACAAGCTCTCTGGCACTGGAATGAGCCGCGACATTGACGAGCAAGTTGTCAAGACACGCGGTTGGACGCCAGAAGAGGCCACCCAGTATCAGCTCAATGGCCTGCTGACCGGGAAGGAAACACCGGTGCGCGTGCTGAGCGAGTTCATCAGTTATCTGCTCTTGTCAAAAGAGCATCACTATTACCTCAGCGGTTGCGACATCCCTTACGGATTGTGACCTTATAACAAGGAGAACACCATGCAGTTAAAGATTGACCAGATCGCCATCACCCCTCCGGACGCGGCCGCAGCGCATGCGCTTCTCAAGCGAATGGGTGCCGCTGAGTGGGTCGAGGATACGGTCGTGGCCGGTGGTACGGTCTTCGGCCAGCACGGCTCGAACGTGGCCAACCTTTTGTTTAACTACGAGCTAAGCGAGGGGCCGTTCGAATTCGAGATCCTGGACTACAACAAAGGCCCGAATTGGTGCTCGCGGTATGGCGCAACGGTTAGTCACCTTGGCATGCATTGCAGCGAAGAAGAGTTGAAGCATTGGAAATCGTTCTTCGCCGCAGAGGGCATTGGCATCGCTCAAGAGGTTCGGACGCAATCCCACACCAACCAGTACCTGATCGACAACGAACGGAAGTATTGGTATTGCATCTTCGACACGCGCCCGATCCTTGGCGTCGACATCAAGTTCATCGTGCGGGTGGAAGGACAATGACCGGGCCGCGTGTAAAATTGACCGCAGAGGCCGAGGTCGAAATTCCGGACGCCTACAGCCACGCCTTTTCTCTCAACACTCTGATCGGCCTCTGCCACGGAGAAGCCGTCAGCGCCGGGTGGTGGCATGATCTGACCACCAACGAGTCGTTGGTCGGCAAACGGAACAAGGCGGAGATGATCTGCCTTATGCACAGCGAGCTTTCGGAAGTGATGGAAGGCGAGCGCAAGGATCTGATGGACGACAAGCTGCCTCACCGCAAGATGGCCGAGGTTGAGTTGGCGGACACGATCATTCGCATCATGGATTATGCCGGTGCCCACGGCTATGATGTCGGCGGCGCTCTCATCGAGAAGCTGGCTTACAATCGCAACCGCCCCGACTTCAAAAAGGAAAGCCGAAGCGGGCAGAACGGGAAGAAGTTCTGATGAAGAAAGCCGCCGAAATTATATTCCTTGGTTCAGTTTTTCTGCTGGACATTCTGATTATCGTAACGGTGGCGAGGCACGCATTCCAATGAAGATGGCTGTCATAGACTGGGAGACCAGCGGTCTCCCTTTGCACCCTTCGGCCGAGCTCGTCAAGCAGCCAAGGGCGATTGAATTTGGCGGCGTTGTCGTAGACGAGAACGGCAATGAGCTGGACGAATTGGAATTCATGTGCAATCCCGGATTCGCAATCGAAGAGATCATCACCAAGATCACGGGCATCACTCGCGGTGATCTCTACGACAAGCCGCGCATTGGCGAGCACTTGCCCCGGCTAAGAAAATTTTTCGAAGGTGTGGACGTGCTATGCGCCCACAACCTTCCGTTCGATTCCACGATCATGTGGATTGAGCTGCGGCATGCCGGCATAAAAGATTGGCCGTGGCCGCGATACAACATCTGCACCGCGCAGCTTTATACAGAGCTGTACGGATACCGCCCGAAACTTCAAGAACTTTACTTTGATGTTATCGGAAAAGAATTTGCTCAGGAGCACCGCGCACTGTCAGACGTGAGGGCGCTCGCTGAAGTCGTATTGGAGGAGAACCTTCTTGACATGTTCGCCAGCATTCCCCCAACTGAGGGTGAGAACCGAATTTACCAACCGCCGCACATTCGCCAAACTTCCGAGGGTCGTCGAACGGCTTGAGGCGATCGGCTGTACTCATGCCGGCATCGTAGACAGTGCCGGCACCTATGGCCACGTGCGGTGGGAGCAGGAATGCTCTGAGCGCGGCATACAGCCGTTGTTCGGATGTGAGTTCGCTATCTGGGAAGACCCGGAAGACAAGCGCTGCAAGAAGCCTGCCGCGTGGGGCCTTGCCGAAGATCTGAAAGCGTTCTACAACTTCACTTCTGACGGCATCTACACAGAAGAGTCTCTCGCCGGAGCTTCTGGCATTATCAGGTTCGCAGGTGCGGCGCTCAGCGACCCACAGTCTTTTGATTATATTGATCTCAATCCAGCATCTCCGTTGACAGCGAAGAGATCCCTTGATCTGTATAGAAGGACTGGCAAGCCGTTGGTGCTCACCTGCGACAATTCAATCGCGTTCCCGGAAGACCGCGCGGCTTTCCTCGCCATATCGAATAACGACAAGACAACGCCGCAGTGGATCCTCACCGAGGACGAACTCCGCGCGGCGATGTATTGGATTGACGACGGCATCTGGGAGCTGGCCAAGCGCGGTACATACGAGGTCGCGGAACGACTCAACGGGCTGAAGCTGAACCGAGCGCCCATTATCAATTACGACGGCGATCTGCGAGCGTTGGTCGAGGAAGGCCGCCAATATCGCTTGGGCGCCGGGCATCTCAAAGAGTGGACGCAGGAGTATGAAGACCGTGTTCAATATGAACTCGAAAAGATTGAAGAGAAGTCGTTTGAAAGTTACTTCCTTGTGGTATCAGATCTGGTACGCTGGGCTAAAACCAAAATGTTGGTCGGTCCTGCTCGCGGTTCGTCAGCGGGGTCTCTGGTATGTTATCTGCTCCGAATCACGGAAGTTGATCCAATACCTCACCACCTGCTTTTTGAACGTTTTATCGATAGTAATCGCGCTGACCTTCCCGACATTGACATTGATTTTAGTGATCGCAAACGCGACATGGTCTTCGATTACCTCCGCGATCGGTATGGGGAGAGAAACGTTAGCCAGATGGCGAACATAATGACGCTGAAGTCTCGCTCGGTGATGGCCGAAGCGGGCAAGCGCTTGGGCATACCGGCATTTGATACCTTTGCGGTCAAGAACGTCCTCATTGAATACAGCTCTGGCGATGCGCGCTTTGGCAAGGGCCTTGAGGACACATTGCAGAACACTCAGCCCGGTCGTGACTTCATGCAGAAGTATCCGGCCGCAGACGTGATGGGGTTGGCTGAAAACCACTGCTGGAATTACGGCAAGCATGCGGCGGCCATTCTGGTTTGTAATGAGCCGATCACAGACTTCTGCACGGTGCGGGATGGCGTGGCTCAGATCGATAAGCCCGACAGCGAATACCTCAACTTGCTGAAGATTGACGCTCTCGGATTGAGAACGCTCGGTGTGATTGAAGACACAGGCCTCGTTACCGGTGATGATCTTTATGCGCTGACGCTGGACGATCCAAATGCCTTCAGCGTATTCAACGACGGCAAGTTCGCCGGTCTGTTCCAGTTTGCCGGCGCGGCGCAGCGGCGGGTGTCTCGCCAGATCCCGGTCGTCTCCTTCCGCCAGATCGACCACTGCACCGCGCTCGCAAGGCCGGGGCCTTTGGGCGGCGGCGCTGCCAATACCTATATCAATCGCAACGCCGGGACGGAAGAGACCACCTATCACCACCCCTCGATGGAAGCCTATCTGGGCGACACCCACGGTGTTGTGCTCTATCAGGAGCAGGTGATGCGCATCGTGCGCGAGATCGGTCAGTTCACTTGGGCGGAAACTTCCATCATTCGCAAGGCGATGAGCGGTCGGAAGGGTCAGGAATTCATGGACCGCCAGCGTGGCAAATTCAAAGAGGGCGCGGTCAAGCAAGGCATTGACGAGGATGTCGCTGAGACGATCTGGAACGAAATTTATTCGTTCGGCGCTTGGGGTATGAATGCCTGCATCGTTGAAGATCAGCGCGTTAAGATCATCGGTGCCAATCAGACATTAGGCAACAACCCGACCATCGGTGAGCTGTATGACTTCTATGTCGCGAATCCTTCCGATTGGGTTCGGCAAAGAAAGTCAATGCCCTTGTTGCTGTCTGCCGATCTCGAAGACGGTGTCGCTCGACCGCAGTACGCGAAGACCATTCATAAGAACGGCCCGAAGCCATGCGTCAAATTGACATTCGATAATGGCTCTACTGTCTCCTGCACGAAAGATCACAAATTCGTTATTGACGGCGAATGGAAGCCCTGCGGCGACGCGGCCATCGGTTCCGAATTCACCCAGTATCAACGGGTGAAAGGCTCTGTCAAAGACCACACATTCACCCCCGGCGGAAAGGGGTGGCGCAAAGGCCGCAGCGGCGGGGCCGGGGATTCAATCAACAATCGCAATGCGATCGAAAAGAAATTCAGACTCGATCACGCTGGGTCGAATTGTCAGGCCTGTGGATGCCCTCCGAAGAAGCGAATGATCGTGCATCACAATGACTTCCAGCACGGGAAAATGCGTCCGGACGATCTGATGTACGTTTGCGACAGCTGTCACAAGAACATCCATATGGAAGCGGGGGATTGGCTTCCTCCATACGGACGCGGTTGGAAAGAAGCCCTCGGCGCAACGCTGATTGCAGTGGAAGATATTGGCGTTCGGGAAACGTATGACATTGAAATGCCGGAGATTCACAATTACGTTCTTGCCAATGGCATTGTCACTCACAACAGTCACACTTGCTCCTATGCAATCATCAGCTATTGGTGCGCGTGGATGAAGTATTATCATCCCGTCGAGTATGCGGCCGCGCTCCTGCGCAATGCAAAGGATGACGAGGAAGTTATTGAAACCCTCAGAGAGCTGCGAGACGAGGGCGTTCCATACACGCCGTTCGACGTTGAACGGAGCGAGTTGGACTGGGCCGTGAAAGACGGCGTCGTGGTCGGCGGCTTCACCAACCTGAAGGGCATTGGCCCGGCAAAGGGCAAGGGTCTCGTCGAACGGCGAAATGCGAACGCGCTCACGGAAAAGGATCTCGCCGTGATTGAAAAGAGCGAACTGAAATACAGCCAGCTCAATCCAGCCCATGAGCTGTGGGGCGAATACTATGACAATCCCGAGCAGTTCAACGTCAGAGGGCCGATCAAACAGTTCAAGGATTTGACTGACTTCGAAAACGCCTGCGTGATCTGCAAGCTCATTCGGAAAGACCGCCGTGATGAAAACGAGCAGGTGCGCGTTGCCCGGCGCAATGGCCAGCTGAAAGAAGGCCAGACGTTATTCCTCGATTGCTTCGTCGTTGACGACAGCACCAGCAAGCCTATCCTCATGCGCATTAAAACGCGCCATTGGTTCTCGTTGGGCATACCGCTGGCGGACAAGGGCGTCGACAACGAGGACTGGTTTCTCGTTCGAGGCAAATGGCTCGCCCAGTTCTCGATGATAACCGTCGACAAGATCAAGTGTTTGACCAATCCATCACTTTTCGATTAAGGACCAACCATGAGAAGGCCCGAAGCCAATCTGTGGCAAACAATGCGCCACAAATTCAAGAAGCTCACAAAAGAGATTGAACTGCATCGCATCGAGAACTCAGTTGAGATCGGAACGCCGGATCTGTTTGGCCGATCAATGTTCCATGACTTCTGGATAGAGCTGAAGGCGACCGACGCGCCGGTTAGAGAGGCAACGCCATTCCTTCGTTCCGATTCAAGGCTGCGGCCAGACCAAATAAATTGGATACATAGTTACTCCTCCAAGGGAGGAATAGCGTATATTCTCGTTCGTGAGAAGACGACCAAGGTTCCGTACCTCGTCTGCGGTCATCACGCGAAGAATATCAACACATGGACCGAGGGGACATTCGACCGATTGTCCGTTGCCATCGGCTGGCCGGCGGTCGTCAATAGATTAATAAATGAGACTAAACGATGAAAGATTTATATGCAGTGCTCGGCGTCAAAAAGGAAGCAACCCAGGAAGAGATCAAAGTCGCCTACAAAGCACTGGCGCAAAAGAACCATCCCGACAAGGGCGGTTCCGTCGAGATCTTTACTGCCATCCAGACGGCTTACGACGTTCTCGGAGAGCCAACCAAACGCGCCGTATACGACCGCACCGGCTCGACGGCTACTGCCCACTCTATAGAGGCAATGGCCACGGAGCTGCTCTACACTTTGTTTAACGAGGCCATCGGCAAGATGGCGAACGAGGACGCTGATATCCTCGCTCCGATTCGCAGCAATCTGCGCATTCACCTCTCCGAAGTCAAGCGCGAATGCCAGAATTTGGATCAGCTGATCGACCGGTTGAAAAACAAGCTGGGCCGGATCAAGACCGCCGGGGAGGAAAATCTTTTCGAGAATGCGCTGCACAGACGGATGCAAGAAATGGAGAGCGCCCTCGAAGAAAATCAGAAGCGAGAGCTATGCGTCGAGAGGGTAATTGAAATGCTTGACGACTACAAAGACGAAAAGTCGAGTTCAAAAGCCTGGACCGGCGATTACTATTAGGAGACCGCATGAAAACAGAAGGCATGGCTCATCAGCTTGATTATCTGGAGCAAGCGAAAGGCCGCAAGTATTTCGCCAATCTGTCGGAGCAAGGAACCGGCAAGACGTGGTGTACTCTAGCTGAGATCGAACGGCTTTGGGAGGAAGGCGAAATTGAGTTGGTCATCATCATCGCTCCCAAGGGAGTTCACACCAACTGGGTGCGCCGGGAAATGCCCAAGCACCTGTCCATCGACATTCGGCAGGCGGTATTCAAGGCAGGGCTGAAGACGCCCATCAAGGAATTGAATGCGCTTTGGAAGGCGCCAAGAGACAAGCTGAAGATAGCGACCTTCAATATCGACAGCGTCAAGTTGAAGGCGGCATGGGGCCTTCTGTGGAATCTCGCCAACGACCATAAGACAATGATCGTTATAGACGAGAGCTCCCGCATTAAGACGCCCACCAGCGGTCGCACCAAGCAAGTGTTGAAGCTGACCATGTTGGCAGACTATCGCCGCATCCTTACAGGCACGCCGGTGACGAATTCGCCTTCGGACGTATTCAGCCAATTTGAATTCCTGCGCCCCGGTCTGCTGGGGACGAGAAGCTATCGGGCCTTCGTCGCGGAATACACTCAGCTCATGTCTCAGGATTCGGATCTCGTCAGAGACATTCTTGATAAGATGCCTCCTGGGCGGCGGCAATACGCCAATGTGCAGATTCCAGTACGCGGTAGCAATGGCCGTCCCGTCTATCGCAATCTCGAACGCCTGCGCGATCTGGTAGCGCCGCACAGCTTCCGAGTGCTCAAGAAAGATTGCCTTGACCTGCCCGACAAGATCTACAAGACGCATTACTTTGAGTTGACGCCAGCACAGCGGCGAATATACGACCGCATGCTCACCGAGTTCCAATACATTCTGGCCGACGAGGAAGTTGAAGTCTTCCAGCGCATCGCGGTCTACACCAAACTGCAACAGATCACTTCGGGCTTTGTTATGATAGATGGAGAGCCAATCGAGCTGGACGAGGACGGCGAGCCGATCCATATGATCGAAGACAATCCGCGGATGGAGGCGCTATTCAATCTGCTGGAGGACATTGAAGGCAAGGTCATAATCTGGGCGCTCTACCACGCAGAGATCGATATGATCGTCAAGGGCCTCGTCCAACGGGGAGAGGAGGTCGTCCAATATCACGGGCGAGTCAGCGACAAGCTGCGCGAGGAAGCCATCGACTCATTCCAGGAAGGGAGCGCAAGATTCTTCGTGGGCAATGCTGCGGCCGGGGGAATCGGCATCACGCTGACGGCTGCGGAGACCGCGATCTATTACAGCAACTCGTTCAACTGGGAGCATAGGGCTCAGAGCGAAGACCGCAATCACCGCTTTGGCACGACCAAGGCGCTATACATCGATCTGGTCGCCGAGAATTCTCGCGACGAAGAAGTTGCAGACGCCCTGCAGCAGAAAGATGACACCGCGAGAAAAATACTGGGAGATCCGCCGCGTGAAATTAGAACTTGAAATCAGCGACAATCGCTGCAGAATGAAAGACATTGAGTCTGGAGACTCTGCGATATTGATTCCGGTAAGCCCTGAAGAAGAGGCCGCGATCAAAGAATTGTTCACCGCCTTCTTCGACGAGAACAATGACGAAAGGTCTGTCCAAGCGCTACGGTGGTCTCTGGAAGACAAGCACGGCGAATTCGCGATAAAGTCTGTGTTAGAAAAAATATTTTCATAGGCTCGAATTTATTAGAATATAGACGATAATATTCTAAACCGAAAAGGAATAGAAATGAACCAAAGAGATATCGACACCGCCAAACTCAAAGCCGCGCTGTGCTTGCTGTTCAACGCTCACAACCGCTGCGAGATTGCAGAGTTGCGCATTGACGTGCTCAGGACAGATGGAACCCACTGCGTGATAACCACGTCGGACGCGCTACGGTATTTCGAATGGGATCCGGATGCGCTGAGCCAAGAGCAAATCCAAACGTTGATCAACGACTTCGAAATGATGGAAGGGACGCTGGCGAGTTCGCTGAACGCGATCAAAGGCTTCGTTCCGACCGCTGCGGTGCTGCACTGATGTACGGCATCATTCAGTTCGAGGAGAAGAACAACAGCTGGTGCGCATGGATCCGCGTAGGCACTAAGACCTATATCGGAGATGGCTCCAGCTCAAATCAGGCAGAGGCCAATCTATACGCCCTGCTTCAAGAGAAAGAAGGAATCACCGTCATTGGCCTCGACACTTAAACTCGAAGAGCTGATTGAATACAGAGGCTATTGGATTCAGCCTTATGTCGCGCGGCGATGCGGCAAGCGAAATTTTCTAGTGCTAGATCAACCGGGCGGGAAGCCGCAGCACACGGGCAACTTCAGCTCGCTCGGTATGGCCCGAATGTGGATTGAGGAGCGAACGAAGAATGAATGACAAATTGCAAATAGCGAAAGACGTTCTTGTTGAATTGGTATCCCAAAGGCGGGCGCAGGCAGTCATCACAGAGGACCAGATGAAGGCCGATGTTGACTTCGCTTGGGCGTACGCGGTCGCTCTGGTCGCCAAGGCAGAGAGTGAGGAGGCGAACGCTCCTCAGCCCCCGGCTGGATTCTAGGGACGCGCCCTAAGAGACCTGACTTCCTCCGTGAGAACCTGCACGTGCTCAAGGAGCAGCGCCACGATGGGCGTTAGCGTGACGCCCTTGAGAGGGGTAAAGTCTTCCGGATTGGCCAATACGAGTGGCTTCTCCACTTGGTCCGGATCCAACCCGGCGGCCTTGTATAGCTCCCGCGTCTTCTCGTAGCGAGCAGTTTCTGCTCTGAGATCCTCGCCGTTGAATTCGACGACCGCCTCCGGCAGTATGCGTTCAACCTCGTGGGCGATGAAGCCGAATGCCCGCTTTCCTTCCTTGCGGTATTGCTTTGCAGACAGCCCCATGACCACGTCCTCTGCCTTGATGCTGACGTATTCAATATCGTCTTTCGTCTTTGCGTCAGACAGATCGACATAAGGGCCAGAGCCGTAGACCTGCCCGTTGGGGCCGATGCGCATGACCGTAACGCCATTGTTCGTAAGCGTCATGAAGTCTGTCGTCGACTGGGCGGTGCGCTTGGATTGAAAAGATATGTGGTCGTTGCCGGGCGTTCCGGAGTGGGCTATTCCAGTCCAGAAGTTTGAAGCCTGATCGCCAAGGTAAAAGCCGCCGGTGCCGCTGGTGCCGCCTACGTCTTGCAGCATGACCCATGCATTCAAACCCTGCCCGTTGAGCGCGAAGTAATCTCCCAAGACGCTGCCGCCTGCAATGCCGCCTCCCAACTTGCCGGGCAACAATCGCAACGATCTCTTCGCGGTTCCGGTGGCGTCGTTTACCCACAACTCGGTGCCGCCGTCTTGGTTGGGCACGACCCATGTGCCGAACTGAGTTGTCTGGGTGATTGGATCGATGCCAATGCCCAATTTGTTGCTGACGGTGACGCCAACGTTGCTGATCTGCATCTCGAACGTTTCGCCCGTTGTGCCGTCAGAAGCCCAGAATTCAGTGACGTTGTCGTTCTGGCGAATCGACGCATTCTTCCCGTTGACCGGATCGTTCAGTTGCAACCGCTGCTGTTCGGGCCGCGTGACGACGCCGGTGTTGACGTCCACCTCAAACAGATTCGCCCAAACGGAACCTGTGAACAGGCTGAGAGTCATCTTGCTATCGGCGACAGCGGTA